CACATCTAAACAGATCGCTAGATTGAAGAGACAATTGTCGACGAGGGTGTGAGGTGCGCCAGAATCTTTCTTGTCGTTGACGACGAGAGAGGACTGAGCTGCGCAGATACGACGGGTCTTGAGCTGTTCGCAGAAATATGAGACGAGTTTGGCGGGGCAACCAATACGAATGAGGGCTTTCTTAAGGATCTCGCGTGTCAGGTTATTCTGGTTGGAATCGAACTTGGTCCAGTCATTGTCGATGTAGCGTTCGCCTTCCACTGTGTCTTTCTCTAAGATCGCCATAACTTGGACATCCGACATCTGTGAGAGGATTCGCACAGTTCCTTTGGATTGATTGACGAGGACTTGTTCGAGGAGCCGGGTCCAGGGTGCCATGATGAGGTTGAGTGTCTTCTCCCATGCAGAAATACCTTGCCCAGCCTTGTCTGCCTCCAGAGGGTCTTTGCCGAGCATTGGTTTCTGCTGGGCCTTGAGGAATGATTTGACGAGGTTGACGGATTGATCAGTCCAAGAGTTGATTTCCTTCAACTTAGAAATGTCATGTCCACGCTCTTGCATCTTCTCAATGGCTTCCAGAAAACATTGATGGTGGGCGTTCTGCGGGAGTTCCCAGTTGAAGTGATCCTCGACGCGATCGAAGAGTTCTTGGGCGAGCGGTCTACAGGCTTCATCGGGCAGGTTCTTGGTGGAGTGAGTGAGTCGTTCGAGGTTGGTGCGCAGGAGGAGATGGCTCTGATGTCCTCTAGTGACCATGACACGTTGGGGAGCCTTAAATCTATACACCTTGTGGGGTTTGGACTCGAACTGCTCCTCGTCACCGAGAGCGACAAGCCTGACAACACCTTTGGCATCTTTCCCGGTTTCGAGCTGGGTGGAGGTGACGGAAATTTCCTCGCGAGGTGCGACAGCGGGGTAATACTTGTCCAGAACAAGGCAAGCAGTGCCGACCTCAGATTTGCAGAAGGAGTAGGGTGTGACCTTCGGTGCAGTTTCTTCCATGAC